TTTGAAAGGTAAGATTTTGCAAGCGTTTACTAGATATGAATCCAAGGAATGTGTGGGATTTATCTATAAGGCTCAATTGAAAGATGAACCTCGTGCTTATGAAAAAGCTAGGTTAGGGAAGACGCGCATTTTTTATATGTCTTCGGTTGACAATTTAGTTGTTAGCCGAATGCTACTTGCTCCCTTGTACACTCTTATGGTTGAATTTAGTGAGATATTTGGAACTGCTGTAGGTATTAACATGCATACAGAAGCTGATTATCTCTATAACCGCTTGTTATCTTTTTCCACGAATCTGATGGAAGGTGACTACAGTGGTTTTGATCTCAGTAACCCTGTTGAAATTTCATCCGCAGCTTGTCAAGTTATCATTAATGTATTACGCGCCTTAGGTTACACGGAAAGGGCTATAGTTATGCTTAGAGGTATTCTTTCAGACGTTTTGTTTCCTTATATCAATATGTTAGGTGATTTGTTTGTCAAAAGCGGAATGCAACCTTCTGGAAAGTATGGAACTGCAGAAGACAATTCAATGCGAGGAATTATTATGCTTATGTATGCGTGGTATTCACATGATAACTTGGAAGGTATGGATTTTTTCGAACATGTTCTCCCTGTTACCTATGGTGATGACATGGTAGCTGCAGTTAGTGATGAAGCTGCACCTCATTTCAACAATCTTGTGTATCAAGAAGATTGTTTGGAACTTTATGGAATGAGATTTACTTCCGCTACGAAATCTGACGATCTGGAAATTTTTATTGCGCCAGAAAATATGTCGTTTTTGAGGAGGAAATTCATCTACTTGGAGCGTACGGGATGTGTCGTTGCACAGCTGGATAGAAATTCTCTATACAAAGCTTTACAATGGTATATTCCGTCCAAGATTGATAGTGAAGAAGAACAAATGATTTCCACAGTACGCTCGGTACTTTGGGAAGCTTTTTTCTGGCTTGACAATGATCAATTCAACGCATTTCGCAAGCATATGACAATGATTTTATGCACTGAGTTTGAGCGGGAAGATTATGATTTCCCTACTTATCAGTTCATCGAAGATAGACTTTATGCTACGAATTTGGACACAACTAGTATTTCAAGTGGTGAGACCTTGAAAGTACCGGTAGTTCATTTTGCAGAACAGGAGAGCTGTTTAGCTCCTTTTCATAAGA